AGAAGTAATGGCTAAAAGTAAATTTATAAGCTCTAGCACATTAGAAAAAAAGAAGGTTAAAAGAAAAGGAGTACATGCTAAGACTAAGACAAGTAAGTTAAAAGCCAGTAAACACTATAAAAAAGCCTATAAAGGTCAAGGAAGATGAATAGAAAAAGAAAAAATCCATATCCATCCTATACAAGTCCAATTAGAACACAAAGAGGATGCTTGTGTGATGACAATACATATGATGTAGAATGTTGTGATGGTACAATATGGGGACAAGGAATAGGAATTACAGAAGCTACACCAGTACCACCAGTTCCTACCCCTCCACCACCAGTAGAAGAGAATTTTATATTACAAGAAGATGGTAATTATTTACTACAAGAAAACAATTTTAAAATAAAGCAGTAATGGCAAATAAAAAAATATCAGAATTAACTACAGCAAGTACACTAACAGGATCAGAAGAGTTTGCATTAGTGCAGAGTTCTACAACTAAGAAAAGCACCTTAACAGTTTTACAGCATTATATAGTAAACAAACTAGAGCCAACTCCCTTAACTGTAGTTAGTGGTGGTGGTGATATTGATTTAGGTGATTCAACATATAATAATGCAGAAATTATAGTGCTTTCATGGAGTGGTGGTAGTGATACAATTGAATTAACATTACCTGATGCTACTACTACAAACAATACAAACAGAGCATTTAGAATTATAACAGACAGCACATATACTACTAACACAAAAGCAGATCTAACTCCTATAGCAGGACAGACATTAGATGGATCTTCAGATGCTTATAGAATTAACAAGGCTTATGAAGGTATTAAAGTGTTTAGTAATGGAGTTGAATGGTTTATAATTCAGAAAAAAGCATCATAAAATATAAATTTTAACACATATATAATTATAAAGATATGAAAGCAAATGATACAATAAGTAAAATTAAAAATTTATTAGGCATGGAGCTATCCAAAGAAGAAGTAAGTAATGTAGAGGTTAAAGCAGAAGAAATTGCATTAGCTACTATGAACTTAGAAAATGGGACAGTCATTGAAGCTGAAGAGTTTGCTGCAGGAAAAGAGGTGTTTATTGTTACAGAAGATGATAGAGTACCAATGCCTGTGGGTGAATATACTTTAGAAGATGGTAGAGTTGTTGCTGTTGAAGAAGAAGGTATGATTGCAAGTATTTCTGAGGCTAAGGCTGAGGAAGAAGAAGCAACATCAGAGGAAGAGATGAAGTCTCAAGAATCTAAGCCTGAAGATTTAGCAAATGACTTTGCAACTAAAGATGAAGTCAATGAACTGAAAACTATGATTGAAGAAATTAAAGTAAATCTTAGTGAAGTATTAAATAAAAAGGAAGAAGAGATTACAGAGATGGAAACTAAGTTATCAGAAACACCTGATGCTGCTCCATTGAAGCATAGTCCTGAAAACAAGAAGGAAAAAGATTTCTATCACATTGCATCTCAAAGAGCTGAGACATCTCTAGATAGAATCATGAGAAAATTAAGTTAATAATTATTAAAATAAATAAAAAATGAGTAAACCAACTATAACAACTAGCTATTCTGGAGCTTCAGCTCAAAAATTTATAGCTGCCTCTTTATTAGAGGGGACTACATTAGCAAATGGTGGTGTAACTATCATGCCTAATGTAAAATATAAAAGTGTAATTCAAAAAGTAGATGTGGCAAACATTATTGCTAATGCTACTTGTGATTTCACAGATGCAGGAACTACAGCAATTACTGAAAGAGTAATTACATTAGAAGAGTTCCAAGTAAACATTAAATTCTGTACTAAGCAGTTTGTAGATTCATGGGAATCAGCAGAGCTAGGTGCTTCAACATTTAAAAATATGCCAAGAACTTTTGGAGACTTTATTGTAGGACACTTTGCTGACCAAATTTCTGCAAGTGTGGAAAATTCAATATGGCAGGGCGCAACAGGATCTGCAGGGCAGGTGGATGGATTTGAAACATTATGGGCTGCTGATGGTGATATTGTTGATGTTACAGGTACAACTGTTACTGCTGCAAATGTTATTACTGAGTTAGGTAAAATTTTAGATGCTGCACCAAACACAATCTATGGTAAGGATGATCTTACTTTATATGTTGATAGAGGTATTATGAAAGCATATGTAAGAGCATTAGCTGCACAAGGTGGTGGTTATGAAAACAGAGTAAACATGTGGTATGATAAAAATACACCATTAACATTTGATGGTATACCTTTATTCTTAGCAAATGGTTTATCTGCTAACACTGCTGCATTAGCACAAAGCTCAAATCTGTACTTTGGTACAAATCTTGTAGATGATATGAACACTGTAAAAGTAATTGATACAGCAGATACTTTAGGTGATCAGAATGCTAGATTTGTTTCTAGATTTGCATATGGAATCCAATATGGAGTTCCACAAGAAATTGTATTCTATACATAATAAACTGATAATCAGTTAGTTAGAGTTAATAATCAAGTATAAAGGAGGTGTAAAAGCCTCCTAATACTAAAAAATAAATAAATATATGAGTTGTCAATTAACAAAAGGTAGAATTGTACCTTGTAGAAATAAATCAGGATCTATAAAACAAGTTTTTTTTGCAGACTTTGGAACTTTAGGAAATATCACTGAAGTTGCAGGTGAGATTACTTCATATGATGGTAGTCCTACATTTTACAAATATGATGTAAGAGGAACTACTAACTTAGATACTGTTGTTACTTCATCAAGAGAAAATGGTACAACTTTCTACACTCAGACATTAACACTACAACTACAATATTATGATAGAGCTACAAGTGAAGAAATTAAGTTGTTAGCTGTTGGTAGACCACACATTGTGGTGGTTGATGCAGATGATAACTATTTAATGGTTGGTAAGGTGAATGGAGCAGAGCTTACTACAGGTAACTTTACAGTAGGAGCTAATATGGGAGATTTCAATGGATTCAATTTAACATTTGAAGCATTAGAAACTGCACCTCCTTCATTTGTTACACCTTCATTAGTTATTGCTGATGACACTGGTACACAAATCAATACTTTTCCTACATCATAATAGTTAAGTGTTTTTCTAATTAAAGGGGACTAAGGTCCTCTTTTTTTATATAAAAAACTTTACACTTTATAAAAAATAACTAAAACAGTATTATATAAGTATGATATATCTAAGTACTGCTACATCAGCTCAGACTTTTACATTTATACCTAGAAAATTTTCAATTACAGGTACTTTAAATGTAACAGATGAAGAAACTGGATTAGTACAATCACAAACAGTTGGAATTAACAAGTTAAGCAACTTAGGAGCAATAACAGCAGCACTTACATTAGAAGAAGGAAAGTTTTATGAAATAAATATATCATCATTAGGTTCAAACTGGGATGATGTAGTATTATTTTGGAATAACATAAATATAAACTGGGATGAAGGAACCACACCAGTAGGTTCAACATGGCAAACAGCAAAAGATTCATGGAATCAAACAGGTGGTAATTGGGATTCTGTAAGGCAGCCAGTTAGTGAAGTGATTTATAATGATAGAATATTCTGTACAAATCAGACAATATCACAAAGATCACAAGAGTATTATGATGTAATAAAAGATGAGTATGTATATAGCACATCAGGTGATAACACATACAAAGTATATAATGGATAACAATGAGTAGACAACATAGAAAACCAAAATTTGAAGGTGATATTAGAGTAGTAGAGTTAGCAGCTTATACTTCTCCTAAAATCATAGAAGATCCAAGAAAGGATTTTGTAATGTATGGTGAGGATAACAACTATTATCAATATCTAATTGATATATATAATGGTTCTCCAACTAATCATGCATGTATTAATGGAATAAGTGAAATGATATTTGGTAAAGGACTTGATGCTACAGATTCAGATAAAAAGCCTGATCAGTATGCACAAATGATAAGCCTACTAAAGGAAGATGTGATTAGAAAAGTAATCTATGACTATTATTTAATGGGTGGAGCTGCAATGCAGATTATCTATGGTAAAGGTAGGAAGAAGATTGTGCAAATAGAACACATACCAGTAGAGACATTAAGAGCTGAAAAGACAGGAGAAAGTGGTGAAATAGAAGGATATTATTACTTTCCTGATTGGACAGAATACAAGACAAGCTCTAGTCCTACAAGAATACCTGCTTTTGGTACATCTAATGAAGCTAGAGAGATATTATTTATAAAGCCTTACAAATCAGGTTACTATTATTATAGTCCTCCTGCTTATACTGGTGGATTACAGTATGCAGAACTAGAAGGTGAGATAAGTAACTTCCACATGAATAACATAAAGAATGGATTAAGTCCTTCAATGATTATAAACATGAATAATGGAATACCTAATGAAGAGGAAAGATCTATTATAGAGCAAAAAATATCACAGAAGTTTAGTGGTTCAAGTAATGCAGGTAAATTTATACTATCATTTAATGATAATACAGATAGTCAAGCTACAATAGAGCCAATACAGTTATCTGATGCACACCAACAATATCAGTTTTTATCTACAGAATCTCAAGAAAAGATATTAGTAGCACATAGAATTGTATCACCAATGCTATTAGGAGTTAAGAATAATACAGGATTAGGTAACAATGCAGATGAATTAGAAAAGGCATCTATACTTATGGATAACATGGTAATTAGACCATACCAAAATTTAATGATAACTGCTTTTAACAAAATACTAGCCTACAATAACATATCATTAAAGCTATACTTTAAAACATTACAGCCTTTAGAATTTACAGACTTAAAGAATGTAGCTGATAAAGAAACAAGAGAAGAGGAAACAGGTCAAAAGTTATCTCTTAAAAATTCTGCAAAAATATATAGACCTAATGACCATCTTACAAAAGATGTTGCAAAGATATTAATTGACTTAGGTGAGGATGAAGATTTAGATCAGTGGGATATTTTATCAGAAGAAGGTGTGAATTATGAGTTAGATGACAAGCAAAATGCAATGTTAAAACTAACAAGTACAGGATCAGCTAAACCTGCAAGTAAAAGTGAACAAGATGCAGGATTATTTAAAGTAAGATATAAGTATACAGGAAAAGTGCAAAAGAACACTAGACCATTTTGTAGAGAGATGATTAAAGCTAAAAAGATATATAGAAAAGAAGATATAATAGCAATGGATAATGAGCCTGTAAATGCAGGATGGGGACCAAAAGGAGATAATCAAACTTATTCTATATGGCTTTATAAAGGTGGAGGTAACTGTGGACATGAATGGACTAGAGTAGTATACTTTAGAAAAAGAAATGCACAAGGTGAATTTTTACCAAACAAAGGATTAACTAATGATAAAAAAGTTACAGAGGCAGATGCTGCTACAATAGGGTTTACTCCTGAAAAGAATCCTAAAAAAGTAGCACAAAAACCTAGAGACATGAAAAACAATGGATTTATAAACAAGTAAAAATGGCAGCAACAGTATTATTTATAAATAGAGATGATTTAGTAAAGAACACCATAATAGATGGTAATGTTCAGGCTGACAAACTAATGCACTTTGTAAAACTAGCACAACAGATACATGTACAAAACTATTTAGGTACAGATTTGTATGAAAAAATAACTGAACTAATAAACACAAGCACAATTTCAGGTACTGTTTATGAAACTTTATTAGTTGATTATGTACAACCTATGCTAATTCACTATGCTATGGTTGATTATTTACCTTTTGCAGCATATCAAATAAAACAAGGGGGAATATATAAGCATGTTTCTGAAAATGCAGAGACAGTAGACAAGAATGAAGTGGATTATTTAGTTGAAAAAGAAAGAAGTTTAGCTGAATACTTTACAAGAAGATTTATACAGTTCATGGATTTTAATCAAAGTAGCTATCCTGAGTATACATCAAACACAAATGATGATATTTATCCTGATAGAGATGAACCTACTTTTCAAGGTTGGGTACTATGAAAATATATAAACCTAAGCAAAAAAACATTATAAAGTTAATGAAGTATATTAATAATAAATTAAAAACAAACAAAAATGGCAAGTAGTTTAACAGGGATATCTATAGCATCTAGTTATGATTCACTCCTTAAAGTTGGTGATAATGATGGGTTATCAGCTAGTTTAAAGGTGATTTCTGATGGTTTAGGGACAGAGACTGGTATAAGTCTTAACAATACAGGAGATCTTACAGCTACAGGTACAATTACAGCTAATTCATTGGTTGGAGACCTAACAGGAACTCTAACAGGAAATATTAGTGGTAATACAACTGTATCAGGAACTTTAACTTTTGGATCTTTATCAGATGGTACTCTTACAATGACAGATATTCTAGATGAAGATAACATGAGTTCAGATAGTGCAACAGCACTTGCAACTCAACAATCAATAAAAGCATATGTTGATGCACAAGTAACAGCATCAGATTTAGACTATCAAGGAGATAGTGGAGGTCAACAGTCAATAGATTTAGATAGTGAGGTATTTAATATTGCAGGGACATCTAATGAGGTTACAACAGCAGGAAGTGGAAACACTTTAACAATAGGATTAGCATCAGCAATCTCAGGATTAACATCATTAAGTGCAACTTCATTAGCAGGTGCATTAACTGGAAATGTTACTGGTGACTTAACTGGAGATGTTACAGGAAATATAACTGGTAATGTTACTGGTAATGTTACAGGACAGGTTTCAGATGTAAGTAATCATGATACTGATGACATATCAGAAGGTTCAACAAATTTATATTTTTCAGATGCTAGAGCAGATGCAAGGGTAAACCTACAAACAGGTGCAAATCTTGACTTATCTAGCAAATCAACAAGTGATTTATCAGAAGGCACAAATTTATACTATACTTCAGCTAGGTTTGACAGTGCTTTAGCAGGTAAATCAACAACAGATTTAAGTGAAGGGACAAACCTTTACTACACTGATTCAAGGGCAGATGCAAGAATAGCATTACAAGTAGGATCTAATTTAGATTTATCAAGTAAAGATACTGATAATTTAAGTGAGGGGACAACAAATAAGTATTTTACAGATGAGAGAGTAGATGATAGAGTAGCTAGTTTAGTAGTGGCTTCAACAGGAATTTCATCAACTTATGATGATGTTGCAAATACACTTACCATAGCTAACACAGCACCTGACCAAACTGTAGCAGTAACTGCATCCAATGGATTGACTTCAGGAGGCACATATCCTAACTTGACAGTAGCAGGGGATGATGCAACTACAAGTGCAAAGGGAGTTGCTAGTTTCTCATCTGACCATTTTAGTGTATCAAGTGGAGCTGTAAGTTTAGCAGCAGATTCTATAGATGATACCTTAATTGACTTTGGAACTGGAGCAGGGCAAGTTAATTCAGATGATTTACCTGAAGGTTCTGCTAATTTATATTTCACTAATGAAAGAGTAGATGATCAAGTTGGTAACAATTTAATTCAAGGAGGTTCAGGTATTGGAGTTGTTTATGATGACAATGCAGGTACACTAACAATAAATTCAACTGCAAGTGGAATTGGGTTATCTGACTTTTCAGCAGCAACATCAGGAATAGGAAGTTTAGCTTATAATAATACTTCAGGTGTATTTACTTACACTGGACCTACTAAATCTGAAATTGATGGTTTAGGAATTGCAGCTACATCAGCAGATACTCTTTCAACTTCAAGAAATATATCAGGAGTTGCATTTGATGGATCAGCAGACATAACTCTAAACACATCAGCAATAACAGAAAACACAAATCTTTATTATACTGATGCAAGAGTACAAGCAGTTTCAATTAATGCAGTATCAGAAGATACATCACCTGCATTAGGAGGTAACTTAGCAGGAGGTTCAAATGATATTATTACTACTGGTAAAATTTACTATGCAAATGTGTTTAGTTTAATAGGAGATTTACCTAGTGCTTCTACATATCATGGTATGTTTGCACATGTACATGCTACTGGAAAAGGATATTTTGCACATGCAGGTAACTGGATTACATTATTAGATGAATCAAGTTCTACTACAGACAATTTAACAGAAGGAAGTACAAATCTTTATTACACAACAGCAAGAGGAAACAGTGATTTTGATACTAGACTTGCAACAAAAGATACAGATGATTTAACACAAGGAACTACTAATCTGTATAACCAAACTCATACAGGTGATGTAACTGGATCAGTTGCCTTAACTATTGCTAGTGATGCAGTAACTTATGACAAGATGCAAGACTTAGTAACTGCTAACAGAGTGCTAGGTGGTACAGCAGCAGGAACTATTGCAGAGGTACAGATAGCTACAGATATGATTGCAGCAGGAGCTGTAACAGCAGCTAAAGTTGATACAGATCTTAGAAATGTACAGTATATTGGTCTTGATTCTACAGATTACATGGAGTTTACTGATAACACTCAGATAGACCTTTACATTAATGGTTCTAATGAGTTTAGATTTGAAGCAGATGGTGATTTCCATGCAGATGGAGATGTAATTGCATACTCAACTACTACACCTTCTGATGAAAGATTAAAAGAAAATGTTAAGGTTATTGAAAATCCATTAGAAAAGTTAGACAAGTTAAGAGGTGTAACATTTGATTGGATTGATAGAGATGATAAAAAATCAGGTGGTATAATAGCACAAGAGCTAGAGAAAGTAATGCCTGAACTTGTAAGAGAAGTTGATAGCCTTAAAAATGAGGATAGCTTTAAAGCAGTAGATTATAATGGTCTTATTGGACTGTTAATTGAAGCTGTTAAAGAATTAAGTGATAAGTGTAATAATTGTAAAAAATAATAAAATGGCTTTACAAGGAGATATTAAATTTACTAAAACAATAGACCATCCTGATGGAGAAACAGAAATGCTTACAATTCAAGTGCCTGAGGATGTAAAAGAAGGTCATCCTTACTATGAACATAAAGGTACAACAGTAGATATTGAACAAGTAAAACAAATTGAAGTGGAGGATGTAGATAAATCTTATGATGATGTATATTTAGTAATTACATCATGTGGTTTTACTCAATATAAAATGAGTAATAGTGAAAAAATTTGGTATTTATCTATAATATACCATGTATTCTTGACAGAAGAGGATAGAGACTTAAATCCAAATCAGCCACATAGTTATCATGATTGGACAAATATGGAAGAAATTGATATAATGTCAGATGATTTTAAAAATAAAGACATTATTACCTATGCCTATGAGCATTTAAACAAACAACATCCATTTCTAACAATGAAAAAAGTATAAATTATGCCAGTACCAAGTTCAGGACAATTAAGATTAAGAGCAGACATAGCAAATGAAGTAGATGGAAGTGCTACTGGTGATAATGTAAGTTTAGGCACACTAAGTAATACAGCAGGTTTTACAGAACCTGATAATATGAGTGAGTTTTATGGTTATACAGCATGTACTGTTCCTAGTGTTACAACAAATAGTATTTCAGGAGTTGGTGTAAGTAGTATGACTGCTAATGGAAATGTTACTAATGATAATGGATGTTCAGTTACACAAAGAGGATTTTATTTTGGCACTAGTAGTAATTATGCAAGTAATACTAAATACTCATCAGGTAGTGGTACAGGATCATATAGCAGAGGTTTTAGTGGTTTAAACTCTAGCACAACATATTATGCTACTGCTTATGCAATAAACTCAGAAGGAGAATCAAGAGGATCTACAGTTAGTGCAACAACTTCAGCTCTTATTACTTATACTTTTTCAAATCAGAATTCAGCTAATAGAGATGTTGATTTATATAACCAAAACATGTCCTCAGGTTACAACAGAAGTTATGGTCAATACTTACATAGTCAATTAGGATGGCAAACAACAAATTCTTGTGTAAATGGAGTTATAACAAATGATGGTAAAAGTCCTTCAAGTGGACTACCTACATCTTTATGTAGAGGTGCAGCTTATAATTATTCTAGATCAGTTGCATATTTTCCATTAACTAGCTCACCAAATGTAGTATCATCAAGAGTATTAGGTCAAGCAGGTGGTCAAGGTAGTGGGGGAAGTTCTGGAAGTAATGCTATTTATATGAGTGGACCAGGAACTTCATTATCAGGCTTACCTACTTGTACTTATAGTTATACTGCACTCTATGGTGGAGTAAACAATTTGCATGCTTCAGTACATATAAGGTGTAACAATGCACCTACTCAAGGATGTATACCTTCTCAGTTTAATTGTGCTTCATCATTTTCCTTTTCAGGAACATCTACATTTAGTTAAAATAATAATAAATGATATAAAATGAGTTTAGACTTTGAACCAACATTATTAGGAGTAGCAGTTTATGTAATTACTGTATCAGATATTAATGAGGGACTTCAAACTGTTCTAATCTTAGCAACTATAATATATACAATAATAAAAATAAATCAATTACTAAAAGATCAAAAAAATAAATAACATGGTAAGAATTTTAAGATATTTAGCAAACAAATTAGAAACTTTCAATAACATGGTAGCTACTGCATGGAACAAGTGGCTTAGTAAGATTAAAATGTAATAGATGAAATTAAGTAAGAACTTATCATTAGCTGAAGTAGTAAGATCAGATACAGCAAAGAGATTAGGCATAGATAACACTCCTACAAAAGAACACAAAGATAATCTTAAAGTAATAGCTGAGAAAGTGTTTCAGCCAATTAGAGACCATTTTGAATGTCCAGTGTACATTTCTAGTGGTTATAGATCAGAAGCATTAAATAATGCTCTTAGAGGTGCTAGTAAAGCTAGTATGCATAT